TCCTTATCGACCTGTACGACAACGGCGCGGAGATCAACGTCGGATCTTCGCAGATCGGCCAGTTCGTGAACCCCGCCGCGGCGACGTTCCTGAACGAGTGCTTCGCGACGAGCCCGCGGCTCACGCCGAGCAACGCATCGCACACGTATTCGATCCGAGCTCACCGCGCGGTAGCGAACGGCAGCGTGAACGGCACCACGGCTGGCGTCACGCAGCCCGGGTACATCAAGGTCTATAAGGCATGACCACAACCCTCACAACGCCAGCGCTGGGCGCGCTCATCGCGTATGCGGAGTTCTCCGCGACCGTCACGGTGACGACAACGACAGAAGCGACAGCGACAACGCTCGTGACCGCGCCGGCGTTCACCGCGAACGGGCTCGACGCTTATGAGATCGTATTCGCCGCTGGCGGGTTTCAGACCGCGGCGTTCGCAGCCGCCCTGATCAGGCTCGTTCTCTACGACAACGGCAGCGTATATAGCGCTGGCGTATCTACGCTCGCACAGTTGACGAACCCCGCCGCAGCCGCGTTCGTGATGCCAGTCCACGCGAAGCGCCGCATCGTTCCGACTGCTGGTAGCCACGCGTTCGGGTTCCGCGCATATAAAACCACCGCTTCTAACGGAAACGTGTACGGCGGCGGGTCGTTTCAGAACAGTCACATCAGCGTCAGGACGGCAGCGTGACCAGTTCTGATCCTACGCAATGGCGCGCGGATGCGATCGCGCGTCGTGATGCAGCATTCGCGATCATCGACGCGAAGGTAGCCGACATGGACACCGCGACGAGCCTGATCACGACGAACGGTTGGGACGGACTGACCGCCAATCAGCGCAAAGCGATAATGCTCGGTGTCGTCGCCGACCTCAAAGCGCTTGCGCTCGATTACAGACGCGACCTCGCCGCGGAACTGGACTCCCCGTGACTCTCCTATTGCTGTTCACCGGATCTGGTGGCGCTGGTCCTGCGAGCGTGAAGGGTTACTCGACCGCGAGCGACGCTAGCGCGATGGGCTCGACCGCGAGCGACGCGCCCGCGCGCGCATCGACGGCGAGTGACGCCGCGGCGAGCGGCGCGACTGCGAGCGACGCATGACAGTGAACAGTTACCGCCTCGGCTCGCAAGTGACGCTGACGGGCCGGTTCTACTCGGACGCCGCGAAGACGATCCTCGCCGACCCGACGAGCGTTGTCCTGAGCATTCGTGATCCTACGCACGCGATCACCACGCCAGCGACTACGCATGGCGGCGTAGGGATCTTTACGTACGCGTGGACGCCGACGCTCGCCGGCTGGTACGAGATCAACTGGACGGGTACCGGCGCGGTCGTCTCCGCTGATCAGGAGCCGATTCAGATCAACGTCGGGCCGAGTCTCGGCGCGCTCTACATCTCGCCGGATCAGTTGAAGAACACGCTGACCCTCGGCGGGACGAGTTTCGCTGACGCCGACCTCGCCCTCTCAGTGGGCGCCGCTAGTCGCGCTGTTGACACGATCACAGGCCGGCGATTCTGGCTCGACGCTGACACCGCGCAGATTCGCTACTACACGCCCCGCTCATACCGCACCTTGCAGATCGATGACCTCGTGACGATGACGAGCGTCGCGATCGACCGCGGCGGATCCGGCTCGTTTACCGAGTCGTGGGTGAACGGAACCGATTACGTCCTCGAGCCGTTCAACGCTCCCGCCGAGAACCCCGCCCGCCCCTACGAAACGCTGCGCGTGCGGATGCTGAGCGGGCGCTGGTTGCCGACGTACATCGAGAGGAGCGTCCAGGTGACCGGCAAGTTCGGCTGGACAACCGTACCCGATGACGTCGTGAGCGCCACAGGCATCCTCGCCGCGAAACTGCTCCGCCGGAGCCGGGAGGCGCCGTTCGGGATCATCACCGCAGGCATCGACCAAGCCGTGGCAATGCGCATCGGTCGCACCGACCCTGACGTCTACACGCTCCTGCATGACTACACGCGGCACGAGCCGTTCGTATGAGTAGCCTGCTCGCGATCCGCGCGGGACTCGTCACGAACCTGAACACGCTGAAGACGACGTATCAGGACATGCAGATCTCGCCGTACGTGCTGGCGAACCCGACGCCTCCGGTGATCTGGGTGAAGCCGACTCAGGGGAACGTCATCGAGTACCACCAGGCGATGATGAACGGCCAGGAAACATGGTCGTTCACCGTGCAGGCGTTCGTCGCCGGCGGTGGGGACATCATCGCTCAGACCGTTCTCGACGAGCTTCTGAACACGAGCGGCGCGCATTCCGTGAAGGCCGCGATCGAAGCGGACAAGACGCTCGGTGGAGCCGCGGAAGACTTGATCGTAAGGCGTGTCATTTCGTATCAGGAGTACCAGCGTGCGGACGGCACCATCGCGCTCGGTGCCGAATGGATCGTAGAAGTCAGCTAAGGAGAGGATCGAATGGCAACGCTTACGACTCAGACCATCACTCGCGCCGGGAGCGTGATCACCCCGGTGGCCGCGGCCGGCGGCGGTGACGCGATGGCGGTCGGATCGGGGATGATGCTCGAGGTCGTGAACGGTGGCGGCTCGCCGATCACCGTCACCCTCAACATCCCCGCAGCCAGGACGTACGAGCCGAACGTGGCGATCACCAGCCCCGCCGTTTCAGTCACGAACGGCACGACGCGCTGGTTCGGTCCGATCGACGCGCCGACGTTCGCGGACACCGTGACCGGACTCCTGTCCATCACTTACAGCGGCGTGACGTCGGTCACCGTCGCCGCTGTGCAGCTTACGCAGCCCTAAGGAGGAACGTTGGCCACTTACAAGATCGCGTCCGAAGAGGGCGCGAAGCGCTACGGCGCCGAGATCGGCGAGGTCGTAGACCTCGACATCAAGGACGAGGAGCAGGCCGTCATCTGTGCCGGCTGGCTCGAGAAGGCAACGAAGTCCGCGAAGGAGGATAAGTCCTAAATGGCTATCAGTGTTCTCACCAACGCTCAGGTGTTCATCAACGGCGTTGACCTGTCCGACCACGTTTCGAAGGTCACCACGACCGACACGCGTGACCCGGTTGACATCACCGCGATGGGTGCTACGTCGAAGGCGATCACGAAGGGCCTCGGCGACGGCAAGGTCAGCATCGACTTCTTCCAGGACTTCGCAGCCGCGAAGGTCCACGCGACCCTTCAGCCGCTCATCGGCTCGAGCTCGACCGTCGCGATCGAAGTTCGCCCCGTCAACGGCGCGCGCTCGGCGACGAACCCGGCGTTCCTGATGAGCGGACTGCTGATGAACTATCCGATGCTGGACGGCAAAGTCGGCGACGCGAACAGCGCCACGTACGAGTTCGTGAACGGCGCGCAGGCCGGCGTCACCTATCCGACGTCGTAATGGCGGAAACTACGCTCAAGATCGACGGCGTGCATCCGACTATCGACGGCGAGTATCCGCTGTCGCTCAGTGATCTCACGAATCGTGATTTCAACGACATCAAGCGGATCGCCAAAGTCCGAGCACAGGAACTGAAGGAGGCATTTGAGCAGGGCGATACTGACCTGTTCGTTGCGTTCGCTGTGATCGCGCTTAGGCACGCCGGGAAGCCCGTGGTGGAGGATTCGTTGTGGGATGCTCCGTTCGGGAAGATCACGCTGAACGTCGGGGACGAGGAAGAGGTTGATGATCTCCCCCCGGTCTTAGTGCCGCCGAGCGAAGCGCCGAGCGCGCACGGCGGCAACGGAAGCGGGAACGGTACGAGCATCAGTTCTGGCGCCGATTCGAGAAATGGTTCGGGCCTCCAGGAGAACGACCAGAGTCCTACTGGTCCCCCGCTCTCGGGCATTTCTGCCATGTCTCCGTCCGAGACGTCGGCGAGTTGACTCCGGCGCAGTTGATGGCTTGTGTGGACATGATCGAGCAGAGCAACAAGTGACGTACGAGGTTCACGTCACGGGTGTTCGCGAGTTGCGGGCGGCGCTCGAGGAGTTGCACGGGACGGTCGATCCCGAGCTGGGGAAGGCGTTGCGTGCGGCGGCTGAGCCGGTGAAGGCTGATGTCGTTCGGCGCGCTGGTCCGTTCAGCGAGCGGACGGCGGCTGGTGTGCGAGTTCGCCGGCGGGGGACGATGGTGCGGGTAGAGCAGGGCCAGAAGAAG